TTTTTAGCGAGCTCAACTGCCCGATAAGCTGCCGCACGTTCATGCCCTGGGGGTCCGCGGCGTCGACGATGGCGTTGCCAAAGGGCAGGTACTCGCGCGCAGCCTGCTTACCAGGGCTCGTGGGGCTGTAGTCCTTGGGCAATTTGGCCAGCTGGCCCATGATGTTCATAACGACGCGCTTCTGCGACTCGTTGGTCCGCACGGCTTCCTTCACGGAGTCCGGGATGGGCTTTTGCTCCGGCGCCAGCTGCTTCCCGCCCGGGCCGATTGGAACTGGGGTCGCCGTGCCGGTGCCGCCGCGGGGGACGGTGACCGTGTAGAACCCACCCTCACCCGGGGCCATGAAGGTCTGGGGCGCGGCCTTAACCGGCTGACCCGTAACCGCGTTCAGGCCGGTCTTGGGGTTAACGGGGACGTAGCTGCCGTGCTCATCGACCTTCAGCTGCGGGTCGACCTTGTTCGCGGCAGCGTCGGCCTTCACGCCGGCGATGCGCTCCGTGGACCGTTGGTCGGGGGTCATGGCCAGCTGGCGCCAGTGATTGATGACGCTGTCGTCATACTCCCCCATGTCCGCGACGTCGAAGCCCTCATCCTTAAGGCCCGGCAGCAGGTGCTTCTTGTAGTAGGTCGCCCGCTTCTCAGGGGGTAGGCTGGACAGCGCCTCGGCCTCGCCACCTAATAGCCCATGCAGGGTCGCCCGCCGCTTTTCCTTGCGCTGGGTCGCGAGGTCCGTCAGCTGCTGGTCGAAGGTTGACTGGGCGCGGGCCTCGCCGCGCTTCGCCCGGTCCTCCTGGGCCAGGTTGAAGCCCATGTCCATCGACTTGGCCTTGCGGTCCAGGGCGACGCTTTCCTGGTCGGACTTGAACTTCTTGGCCATCATGAAGGCGTCCGCCAACTCCGCCAGGTTGGGGGCGCGAACACTCATCGGGATGGAGGCATCAATTCCCATCACTTACCCCCGTAGTACTTGGCCACGAGGCCCGCGATTCCCATGGCCGTGTCACGCTGCGAGTTGTAGCCGCCGACGATGCCGGCCGCCTGGGCGTTGCCGCCGCTTTGGATGCTTTGGGAAATGCTGTCCCCGAGGCCGCGCGCGCCCGTGACGTCACGGCCCGTCGCCGCGTCACCGAGGCCAGCCAGGGAGGACAGGCGGCTAAAGCGGTCGTTCAACGACGACCGCTTGCGGCCCTGCGCGTCGTTGAACGACCCGTAGGCGAAGTTGCGGCGGTCGATGCTATCCGCGCCGCGGTCGCGGAAGGCCCCGTAGGCGAAGTTCCGCTGGTCCACGTTGTCGGCGCGCTTGTCACGGAAGGCGTTGTAGCCGAAGCCCCGGTCCGCGTCGTAACGCTCATAGGCGTTGCCGTACTCCTGGGACGCCATCTCACCGCTACGCTTGGCGAGGTCGGAGAGGGTCGCGCCGGCAAAGAGCCCGCCGCCCGCGGCTGCCGAGCGTTCGATGGCCTTTTGCTGCTCGGCCTGGCGGAACTGGTACCCGGGGTCGGCCTTAAAGTCGAACTTGGGGGCCGTGTAGGCCTCCTCAGGCATCTGGTAGTTGAACTTCTCCTCAGGCATCTGGTAGTTGAACTTCTCATCCGGCGCGTCGAAGGCCCCAGACTTCAAGCCACCGGCCAGGTCGGAGAGGGCCGTGATGCCCGCCTCGCGCCAGGGGCGGTTGAGCTCCTGGGACTTGTCGAACATCTCGCGCTGAAACCCGATGGACTTGTCCGTCGCGTCCATCTGCGCCTTGGCGGCTTCCTTCGCCGCCGTTTTTCCGGATAGGTCGTCGAAGCGCCGGTTGACGTGGTCGTAAACATCCCCGCTCCCCTTGTAGATTTGACGCCCACCGTGCCTGTAAAGAAAACCGCCAAGTCCCATTAGAACGCCTCCACAAGTTCGTAGAACACCTGGCGGGTATCGGCCCCGCTGGTGCTGGTGATGGTGAACCCGGTGCCGGGGTTCAAGGTAATTGAGAGGTGACCGGGCGTGCCCGCGGCACTCTGCGGGGTAAGCCGTACCAGGGTGGCCGCCGTGACCACCGTGTTCGCCACAACCGCCGTGCCGGCCACCAGGGTGGCCACGCCGGACCGGTCCGCGTCGTACCGGTTTATCAGCCGGTCGACGATGTAGTACAGGTCCTGGAACCACCGCAGCCAGTCCACCCCGACGGCGCCGGCCTTGTCGGACAGCGGGCTGCGGGTAGGAATCATGGAGAGCTTTTTCGCCGGCATCAGCCTGCCCCATCGGTTAGGCCCAGGTTGGCGCCCATGATGCGAAACGGCACGGGGTCCGTCACGGTAATTTCGTACACCCGGTCGTAGGACGAGCCTAGCCGCGTCCAACGGACCCGCGTCTTATACTTCCCAAGGGCCCCGAGGGACTTGGTGTGGTAGCTGCCCCAGGTGCGGGCACCGTCGTCGGAGAATCTCAGCGAAATCAGGGGGTTACTTCCCTGCCCGCTCACGAGGCCCACGCCGACCTCCGCGTCCAGGTCGAGGTAGTGGTAGAAGACCTTCTGGGCCTTCTTCTGGATGTGCGGCGCGCGGCGGTACCGCACGATGGGGTCGCCGTTGTCGGTGTACACGTCGGAGGAAAGCTCGTAAACGTTGCCGTTGGCAAAGTCCCCGACCAGGTTCCGGTTAAAGGCGAAGGTGTGGCACGACGCGCGGTGTTGCGTGCGGTTGTTGGACGACGGCACGCGATACTCCATCTCATGCCAGAGGTCCTCCTTGAGGTCGTAGACCAGGGTGCGGCCGGCACGCGGGAAGTTGAGGGCGTACATGAAGTGGCCCGCGCGTTGGTAGGTCCAGGCCTCCGCGTCGTCGATGTACTCGAAGGAGTCGATGAGCTGCTCGACGCCGTAGTCACTGACCCGGACGGGCTGGTAGCCGCTGGAGCCCCAGACGATGCCGTGACCCTCCTTGGACCCGCCCAGCCAGAACACGCGGCCCTGCAGGGAGAGCACCGAGTAGGGGGCGACCGTGCCGATGTTGAACGCGGCGTCGCGGATGCGCTGGAAGGTGCGCAGGGAGTCGCCCGTGTTCCACCAAACTTCGTAGCTTTCCGGGCCGAACAGCCAAAGCTCGCGGCCGTTCACGACCAGGGAGGTGACGTAGTCTGGGCTGCTTTCCGCGGTGAACACGTCCGCCGCGACCATGGGCTGGCTGCCGTCGTAGGCCAGCGGCAGCAGCTGGAACTGCTGGCTGTCCGGGCGGTTCACGATGAGGAACTGGTCCAGGAACTCGACGCAGCTGCCACCCAGGTAGTTCACGTCCGTGACCTCGTGAAAGGTGTCGTCGCCGTACTTGAGGTAGTACGCCAGGGTCGACCCGACCGCGATGAAGAGCACCAGGCCGTTGTCCGCCATGCGCACGCGCTCCTCATTCACGACCATGGTGCCCCGGAGGGTGTAGGTCCCGTCAGCGACCAGCTCATAAAGGAACCGGTTGGCGACGGCGAAGACCCGGCCGTTGGCCGCCTTCAGCAGGCGCCGCACGGGGCCCGTGGGCAGGGCGCAGAACAGCTCGAGGCCCGGGGTCGGCTTCAGCCAGAAGGCGTCCTTGCCGTTGCTGGATTCGACGCGTTCGGGCAGCATGTTCACGCACCGCTGGCACTCGGCGTTTAAGCTCTCGAGGGTATAGGTCGGCCCCAGGATGCCGCTGAAGGGAACGCGGTTCATTGGTCGTTGTAGGGGTTGTAGGAACCGCGCGCGCCGCCCGGAAGGAGGCCGTCGAAGTCCATCAGGTCCTGGTTGACGTTCTTGCGCTTGACGTTGGCCTTGGCGTCCTCGAACTTCCCGCTGACGTAGGGCACCAGGTCCAGGCGGCCGGCGGGCAGGCACAGGCGGTCGGCGAGGCCGTACACGAGCACCTCCTTCATTCCGTTCGGGAGGGTCACCACGTCGGAGAGGTCCGCGAAGGACGTAAGCAGCTGGCGGCTGGAGAGGCGTACCTTCAACCCGGCGGCGGGCGTCGGCCAGAAGGTCAGCTTGCCCAGCGGGTAGTCGGGGTTGTAGCACACCTTGGTCGGGAGCGTCGGGGATGTCTCCTTTTGGGTTAGCCGCTGGTAGGTGTCGTTGGAGATGAGGTCGAGCGAGGTGTCAAGGCTGTTGGCGTCGCGAAGCTGGGCCGACAGAATCTCGGTCGGGCGGACGGTGTTGAAGTCGCCGCTGTCACCGATGGTGTAGGCCTCCTGGCCGTTGACCAGGTCGAACTCCTCAGTCTTCTCATAGTTCAGCAGCAGGTCCTCGAGGGTCAGCTGCTCGATGAGCGCGTTCAGCGTCTCGAGGCAGTCGTCCGCGTAGTCACCGTCCACCGTCTCGCCGGCGGGGAGCTCACCAATTTCCCGCAACGCGCGGGAGACCAGGTCGGACACCGTGTAGGCCATTAGGCCACGTCCCCGGAGGTTACGAGCAAGGTCGTGCTGGTGCCGGAGATGGCCGCGATGTACTCGCCGCACTCGGGCTTGCGGATGATTTTTTCCGTGCCGGCCGGAATGGCGATGGCGGTCGTGGTGGCGGCGCAGTTCTTGTTGCCAAAGCTCACGAAGCAGGTGCCGGTGCCGACGTTCTGGAGCAGCAGGCCGCCGCCCTTTCCGGTCAGCTGCGTTGGCGCGGAAGTGTTGGTAACGCTAATCGACTGCGTGTCGACGTTGTTGCTGGCGAGGCGGGGGCGAAAGAGCTGCATGTGTCGCGTTCCTGGTTAAGGTGATTGAAGAGAAGGAAGGTGACCCCGGTTAGGGGGTCACCCCAGGCTTACGCCTCGTTGATGATGCCCTTGGCTGCGCAGGCGGTGATGAGCGTCCGCACGGCCAGGATGAGGGCGTCCATTTGCGCGGCGCCCGCCGTCCCATACGGGGACGTGTTCGTCGCGGCGGTGGAGGCCGGCTTGGTGACCGTGGTCAGGGCGTCGTCGCCGCCGAGGCGGGAGAGCAGCTGGGTGACGGTGGGAGTGGAGGAGGAACCCATGATGTTATTTCCTTGAAAAGGTGGTTGGTTGAGGTGAAAAAGGCGGGCCTGGGGATGGCTACACAGGCCCTAAGGGTCAGGCACCGGCCACGCGGCAGGCCCACTCGGGACGGAGCAGGCTCCAGCCGAACAGGATGTCGATGCGGAAGATTTCCTGGTCATTGATGACGTCGTACGTCTGGATGAGACGCATCGAGATGCCTTCCATGGTCTTGCGCGAGATTTTCGGCGCGGAGACCATGGGCATGTCGACGGTCACCAGGGTGGCGAACGCGGGATGGAACACCAGGTTCTGGGCGTACTGGGTCGACGCCGTGGTACCGGACACGAAGGACACGGCCTGGCCGGACACGGCCCCCGCGCTCGTCATGTTTTGGTAGTTGCCACTGGTGATGATTTCCGGGGACACGGTCAGGGTGCCGGCGCCGGAGCCGTTCAGGGTCACGTCCGCGGTGACCACGAACTGCTGGAGCTTGCCGGTCGAGGTCCGGGTTTCCAGGTTGAACGCGTAGCAGCTCGCGACGGTGACGACCGCGCCGGCCTTGACGGTGCCGCCGGCGGTGCCACCGGTGATGGCCAGGCTGCTGCCCGAGGTTGCCGTGGCGCTCAGGGTGCCGAGGGCGGTGGCCGTGCCGTTCGTGAACCGGGGCACGTTCTGGGACATGTTGAAGTCCAGGCCCATCGCGTGGCCCATGGTGCCGTTCTTGTACTGCTTGTCGATTTCCGACGAGGCGTTGAACAGGCCCTTGAGCGCGTCGACGGTTTCCACCTCGGCGTCCTCGTTCATGATGGCGACCAGCTTATCCCCCTTCGGGACGCTGTACTGGTTCAGCTTGGCCTTGGCCTGCAGCCACACCTTGTGGGTGTTCGGGTCGGTGCCCGGGGTGCCCACGTGGTTGTAGATGCCGGGAAAGGCGGTCGCGTAGCCCGCGAGGTCGACCTGGCTGGCGAGCTCCGCCATGGCGGGCTTGATGTACCGCTTGGAGTACTCGTCCAGGCTGAGGGCCATGTCGGACGAGTTGAAGGGCCACGCCACGTGCCGCTGGGTCGCGACCAGGATGTCCTTCTTTTTCTCGGTGATGGTGTTCACGGAGAGGGTGCGGCCCGAGGCCGACGTCATCCGCACGGGCTCGCGCACGCGCAGGGTGTCGCCGATTTTGGCGCCGCTCTTGGCGAAGTAGTCGTCGTACTGGCGGTCGACCGAGCGGCCGAGCACCAGGTTATTGTGGAACTCCATCAGCGACTCGTTGGTCAGCTGGTCGGTGTTGAGAAGGGTCTGGGACATGATAAATCCTTACTTGATGAG